CCTGCATACAGATAAGCTGATGAAAGCCAATGTCAAGTACGCCAGCACCTACGTTTTCCCAGCCGGGGTTGTATTAACAATCCCGGAAGTGGAAGACGAAGAAGACTTGGAACTGCCACCGTGGAAAAGGGGGCTGCTGACGTAGAATGAGCGCAAAAGACATGGCACGCCGGGTGGAACTGCGGTTGAAATTTCAAAACGTAAAAGTCCCGGCAGATATAAATAAATATTTAAGCAGCCTTACTTTCACTGATGAAGACGAAGACAACGCAGACGATTTGCAGCTTGCGTTTGATGATAGAGAAAGAAAGTGGCTGGGAAGCTGGCTGGAAGTAAAGCCGACTTTCATTAAGACCACAACGACGGTGCAAAAGCAGGTTGAAGCTGCAAGCGTTGTCAATTATGTGGTCAAAAAAGGTGATACGCTTTGGGCTATTGCCAAAAAGTATCTGGGAAGCGGTACAAAATACCCGCAGATTGCTTCTGAAAACAATATTAAAAACCCTAACTTAATATATCCGGGGCAGGTTTTCAAAATTACAACGGGCGGTACAGCAACACAGACGGTCACAGAAACGAAAGAAACAACAAAGAAAGTGTCTGACCCTAAATTGATAACAGCAACGATTGTTCAGAAGAACTGGCACGACAACGGCAAAGACGCCGTGCTGGATTGCGGGACATTTGAACTGGACAGCGTAGACGCCAGCGGACCGCCAACAAAAATCACACTAAAGGGCACGTCAATTCCTTATACTTCCAAAATGAGAGTAGAAAGAAAATCAAAGGCGTGGGAAAACACCAATTTGAAAGTGATTGCGGAGCAGATAGCGTCTGAAAGCAACTTGAAACTGATGTACATTGCGGACAACATACCGAAGTACAAAAGAAAAGAGCAGGTACAGACGTCGGACATTGTGTTTTTGCAGAAATTATGCAAAGCGGCAGGACTTGCACTGAAAGTAACCACAATGAATGTGGTTATCTACGACGCCGCAGAGTATGACAGCAAGCCACCCATAAAAACCATAAAATATGGCAGCGGTGATTATATTTCATACAAGCTGGGAACCAGCCTGCATGATACAGCATACACCAGCTGCCATGTTTTATATACGGACCCGGACAGCAAAGAAACGATTGAAAGCACATACACGGCAGACAGCACAGAGGGAACCGGGCAAACGCTTGAAGTCAACGAAAAGGTCAGAAGCACAAATGAAGCATACGAACTGGCAAAAAAACGACTACGTGAAAAGAACACACAGCAGTTTACAGCAAGTTTCACAATGCTTGGTGATGTGCAGCTGGTGGCAGGTGCCACAGTCAAATTAAAGGGCTTCCAGAAGTTTGACAGAAAGTACAAGATTACAAAAGCAACCCATAAATTAACGGGAGGATATACAACACAGATTGAATTACAACAGGTATTGGAGGGCTACTGATGGCAGATATGACAGAATTAAAAAACATAGTACGGCTTGGCACCGTGCAGAGTGTGAACGCCAGCAAAATGACAGCCCGTGTGAAATTCAAGGACAAAGGCGGTATAACTTCCGGTGATTTAAGAATTATAAAACGTCCCGTGTATGTTGTGCCAGCAATGGAAAGCGGCGCAGAGGGACAGACGGCAAAAACAACGCTGAAATATGACTACAACGGGCAAATGTTAAAGGAAGTAAGCCACAGCCATGAAGCATTTGTGACAGAGTGGACGCCGGGCGTTAATGATATGGTGCTTTGCATAATGGTTCCAGATGGCGACGGGGACGGCTTCATAATAGGGGAGGTGTAGAGCATGGCAAAAATAGGAAGTCTGGGAAGTCTGGTTTTTTCAGTTTCGGAAAATACCGTGCGCACCTTTGATGAATTAAGCTGGAAAGTGTCTGCAAAGTATGCGACGCACGACAGACACATTAAGCGTGACGTATTGGAGTTTTTAGGACCGGAACCCGGAACAATCAGTTTCAAAATGGCGTTCAGTGTATTTCATGGAACAAACCCACTGAATGAAATTAAGAAATTGAACAAAATGTGCAACAAGGGCAATGTTTCAACACTGGTTTTAGGTGGCAAGAAATATGGCTCTTATAAGTGGGTAATAACAGGCGTTAGCAGCACATTGAAACGCTATGACAACAAAGGCAACTGCTGGGCTGCGACAGCAGACGTGACACTAAAAGAATATCCAAAGAGGTGATGAAGCATGGACGTGATAAGGGGCGACGGGTCACTATTGACAGAAATTGACCTTGCACCAGCAAATGACCATCAAGCAGTCATACAAAATATTGCGGTTATTCTGGACACGGTGCAGGGGTCCTGCCCTATGTTCCGTGATTTTGGATTGCCCGGCAGCCTATACGGAAGACCGCAACCAGTAGTTGAAAATATACTGGTGGGCTATCTGTACGACCAGATAGAAGAATTTGAACCACGGGCGCAGGTTGCAGACATTACATTTGAACACGACGCAGCCACAGGGCGCACAATACCTATTATTTATTTGGAGGAGGTGGAAACAGACAATGAGTGACAGAAAATACCCAGACATTGACTTTGTGGAAACCGACACAGAAACGATAGAAAGCAATCTAATTGCGCTGTATGAAAATATGGTGCAGCAGGTGCCGGGGCGTGAACGCTACAAGGTGTACCCGGCGTCACCGGAAAGACTTTTTATTGCATGGGTTGCAAACATCATTGTGCAACAGCGTGTCATTATCAATGAAACAGCAAAAAAGAACGTGCCACGTTATGCGGACGGTGAATACTTGGACAGCTTGGCAGAATTATTCAAGGACTTGGAAAGACTGCCAGCAAGTCCGGCGTCTGCAATGTTTCGTTTTTATATTTCAGAAGCACAGAAACAATCAGTGATTATTCCTGCGGGCACCAGAATTTCTTTTGATGGTGCCATCTTATTTGAAACAAAAGAAAATCTGGAAATAAAAGCCGGGCAGACATACGGGGACGTTGAGGGAATTTGCACAACAGCGGGCGACGTTGGAAACAATCTGGCAGCAGGGCAGGTCAAAGAACTGGTTGACCTATACGACTACTACCAGAAAGCAGAGAACATCACGGCAACCAGCGGCGGCGCAGAAGAAGAGGACGACGCCAGTTATTATGAGCGTATGCGTGAAAGTATGGAGAGTTTCAGCACGGCGGGTCCTATTAACGGGTACATATACTGGACAAAGAGCGTATCACCAGCCGTGGCAGACGTGGCAGTGACAAGCCCGGAACCTTGCGTTGTAGACGTCCGGGTGCTTTTGCAGAATGGACAGCAGGCAACGTCCGGGGTGCTGAAAGAGATTGAAGACGCCTTGAACGCTTCCGACATTAGACCACTGACCGACAAAGTGACGGTATCTGCACCGGAAACGGTAGCATTTGACGTTGACGTGACCTTTTATATTCCACAGCCAGACGCAGCCAGCGCCACAGTCATTGCGGCGGCAGCAACACAGGCAGTGGAAGAGTACGTGACATGGCAGACAAGCAAAATGGGGCGAGATATTAACCCGTCATACCTAACAGCAAAACTGATGGAAGCAGGCGTGAAGCGTGTTGAAGTCAGAAAACCAGTATTCACGGTTGTTGATGATATAAAGGTTGCAAAGCTGGGGAGTAAAAGCGTTCTGAATGGAGGTATTGAAAATGTCTAAAACAATTTACAATGCCGATTATTCAGAGTGCTTGCCGGAAGCACTAAAGAAAGACCCCAAAATGGTTGCACTGGCAAACGCCACGGCAGCAGCACTACTGGACACTTCCGGGATAATTGACAATGTGCTGATATATTCCAGATTTGACGAACTGCCAGAAGAACTGGTGGACATTCTGGCATACGACCTGCACGTTGACTGGTACGACTACAATTACCCACTGGAAGCAAAGCGGGATTTAGTGAAAAACAGCGTCAAGGTTCATAAGAAGATGGGCACAAAATACGCCATTGAAACAGTACTGGGCAGCTTATTTCCAGAAAGTGAAGTGGAAGAGTGGTTCCAGTATGAGGGAGAACCCGGACACTTTCATATTGTGCTTGATGTGACCAACCAGAGAATAACGGCAGACTACGCAGCTATTATCCGGGCAGTGAAAATGTATAAAAGATTATCTGCACACATGGACGAATTGACCTATCAAGGACAGGTCCACGGCGTCATATACACCCACGGGGAGTATTTCAGATATAAAACACCGCTGACCGGAAGACTTAACGCCGGAACATACCCACAGAGAAACACAAAAGCCGGGATAGGCGCTGCAACCTATATTGTGGGAACGGAAGCAGCAGGCTTCATATTCACGGCACCAGCAGCAGGCACAAAGCCATACAGAAACACGGTATTTTCACAGCAGGCGGCGCATATCGACGCAGACACGGCGTTGAATACGTTTGGCTATACAAATACACCAGCAGGACGGATAAAAGCCGGAGAACAGCCACAGAGGAACACCAGAGGGCAGACAAGCGGTGCCACGGTCACGGCAAGTGACAGAATGGAAGCACACCGCTTCACAGTCCCGGCAGCAGGAACCGTCCCGGAAAGAAGCACGGTGCAGCAGACACAGGGCGGCGCCGTGGGGACAAGCACGCAGGCAATGGGGTTTTCATACGGCGTCAAGCCGTGCGGAAGCCGCAGGAAGCTATAAAGGAGGTGAAAAGCCATGTTGACAACAGACGCAATCAATGATTTCAAAGATTTCATTGACAATATCATTGCCTATGCAAAAGTAACCGTCAACGGCGTTTCTGAAAAAAAGGTGATACACCGCCGGGAACGTCTGAAAGACGGCAGGGTTGCTGTATATGTACAGATTACCCCACAGGTAAGCGGAACAGCCACGGTGCAGAGGGTACAGCTTTACAACAAGAACAACAAATTGTGGGCTGACAAAGCGGTGAATATTCCGCTTAACAATGTACAAGAGGGCGTTTTGTACCGCTTTACTTTTGATTTTACAGAAAAGGAGGTGTAACAGATGTACGAACAGAAGTTATGGCAGGACCACGTAACAGAATTTGAAGACCGCTACACGGAAAGCAGAAATGATGATGGAACTATCACGCACACACCAGTTGAGGGGGAAATCATTCAGCAGGGCACACCGCAGAACGCAACCAACTTCAACCACATGGAAAACGGTATTTCCAATGCAACGGAAACGGCAGCACTTATGGCGCTTTCCACAATCCACCACCAGCAGGCAATAGCTGACTTGCAGGGAGAAACAGCAACGGTGACTTTGAAGAATACGCAGCAGTACCCGTTCAACAATTCCACGCAGTCAGTTGCGCTGAAGACTGAAAGAAACCACATGGACTACACCGTGGAAACAGAAATTGTGGACTACACGGGCGGTTTTCCGGGCGACATTGTTATTACAGACAAGTTGCTGAATGGTTTTAAAATGGCACACACCGGAAGCGCAAAAAGCGTGACCGTAAAAATTTATGTGAAAGGTGGGTTTTACTAATGGCAGCAGGTGTGATTATTAAGACAGAGGAACGCAGACAGCACGAAGAAGCCGTTATGCGTTCTTTTGGCGTGCAGGGCAGCGGGACGGCAGCACAGAGAGAAGCAGCGGAAGTTATCGCAGCCAGAAGCAGCGAGGTAGTAAGAAACCAGAATGGAGGTAGAAAGTATTATGGCTACTAATAAAATCAATGTAGTTGAGAAGACACCGGGCACGCATATTGAATATGCACTGTCCGGCAGTAAAAAAATCACGTTTGGTGATGATGAATTAACAATCAATCTTGCCAGCCGTGAAAGAGATTTTGAAGTGTCACTGGACATTTGCATTGACGAAGAAGACGGCGTGGTGATTGGAACCGGAGGACGTGCGCAGAAGTACGCTGCGCAGATTGTTATTCCTGCCAGACGCTATGATGTTATCGAAGACGGAGAGGACGAAAACGGAGAACCGAAAGAAGTTCCAATGCCTATCCCGTTTGATATGTCACTTTGCACGCTTATTCTTTGGGGATTGGAGGTATAAAGAATTATGTCTAATTTTGATGATTTAGCAATGGCGGTTGCTTCCTTTGGGGGCAACAATGCAGTAAAGTTTGATGATTTGGGTATGCCGTCAATTATGGTGGGTATTCCAAAAATGAAGTATTCCGACATTATCACCGGAGGAACACAGGAAACATTGCCGTGGTGGATTGTGGACGGAGTAGAAAAAGAAGTTATCTGGGTATCAAAGTATATTAACGTGGTAGTCAATGACCGTGCATATTCACTGCCAATGAAAGACCCTAAAGCATACATTGACTTTGACACAGCACTTGCAGTGTGCCGCAGAAAGGGTGAGGGCTGGCACCTTAACCAGAACGGCGTTTTTGCCGCTATCAATCTTTGGTGCATGAAGAATGGATTTACACCACGGGGCAATACAAACTGGGATAGAAGCTATGAAAAAGCGTATGAAAAGGGCGTAAATACATACGTTGACGGTTCACATGGCGGC